CTATCCAAGTATTTCACAGAACATCCTGAAATGAAGGATAAAGCAGTGTTCTATTGTGACTGCGACATCCTGTTTACAGAGAAATTTGATGTAACCAAGTTTCTTGATGATGATGTAAACTACCTGTCTGATACAAATAGCTACATCAATGCTAGCTACTTTGACAGCAAGGTGAAAGATGTTCTCCCAGAAAAGCTGGAAGAATACAAAAAGATAGATGTTCTGGATGATGTAAGCAAACTGGTTGGTGTAAACAGAGCAATCTGTGAGAAATACAACGACCATTCTGGAGGTGCACAATACCTCTTGAAGAACATAGATGCTAAGTTCTGGCAAGACGTAATGTCTGCCTGCATAAACATCCGTGTTCATTTGATGAATGTCAACAGAACGTATTTTGAGAATGAGAACAAGGGAATACAAAGCTGGTGCGCAGATATGTGGGCTGTGCTTTGGAACTTGTGGGCTAGAGAACAAGAGACAAGGGTGGTTCCTGAGATGAGCTTTGCTTGGTCTCCAGACCCCATAACAAAGCTAGAAACCCACACGATTCTTCATAATGCAGGAATTACAGGACCTTTCATGGGAGATGTTCCATATTTCTACAAGGGAGCATATCACCTAGGAAAAGATCCTTTCAAAGACCCTCACCTCCATGTTGTATTCCATCATGAGGAGAGTAAGAAAAGATGTACACATTTTTATGTAACAGAGCTATTGGCTCTAAAAGAAAAATATAACCTCAACTATTAACCATTAAAAATTTAAAAATGGGAAGCAACAAAAAAGATTTAAGAGCTTATGTCCGCTTTGATGGAAGCGGAAGAGTGGTTGCAGGTAGCTTGGTCCTCAGACGCAAGAAACCTAAGGTGGGTAAATGGATGGAAATCCAAACCTACGAATGCTGTGATGAAATCACTACAACCAGTAGTACAACAACTCCATTCATTGGCTAAAAATTAATTCAAAATGGCAACTAATAAAAAAGACTTGAAAGCCTTTGTACGTTATGATGGTACAGGCAGAGTTGTGTCTAGCAGTGTAATTCTAGCTAGAACAAAGCCCAAAGTGGGCAACTGGAAAGAAATCCAGACGTATGAATGTTGTGGTCCTGTTGTAGGAGATTTCCTTCTCCTGGAAAGTTCTACACCAGAAGACAATCAATACATTCTTCAAGAAGACGGAAGTCGCATAATCCTTTAAACCCTTTAAAAATTATAAAAATGTCAGACAAAAAAATCTCACAACTCACTGGTGCAACCACCCCTCTAACAGGGACTGAAGAGTTGGCAATCGTTCAGGGTGGATCTACAGTTAAAGCTACAGCACAAGATGTAGCTGATTTGGCTGGGGCGCCCTATTTGGTATATACTGCCCTCCTTTCACAATCAGGAACAAGCGCACCCGTTGCTACCGTATTGCATAATACTTTGGGTTTTGTGCCGACTTGGGGCTATACCAGTGTTGGTTCGTATGCAAGTGTTAATTCTGGTTTTACAGCCAATACGGTAATTTTTATGGGGCAATTCTATGCTGATCCTGATCCTAGTTTAACGGCTGTAACATTTACTAGTTCAAGAACCCCTTCGTCAGGCGGTACAGTAAATGTTCAGTCAAGAAGTAATGGTACTTTAGATAATAATCTTCTTTACGAAACAGCTATTGAAATTCGTGTTTATCCATAAATGATATTCAAAATTTTGGGGGGAGCTAGGATTGTGACCCTATGGGACACATGATAGCAACCCTCTGGGATGCTGGATTAGCACCCCCAAAATTTAACTCTTTTAAAATGGCAGACAAAAAAATATCCCAACTTACGGCAGCTGGGCCTCTTACGGGAGCAGAGGTGTTACCTATTGTTCAAAATGGTAACACGGTGAAGGTTAGTGCGCAAGATGTAGCTAATACAGCTGTGTCATTGAGCTTTAATTGGAGTATTCCTGATAGAATTTATTCTGCTAGAATTGATGGAACGTATAAACCCCTTCAAATTATATTCAATAATTTAGTGTTAGAGCCAGGTGTAACATACACCCTCTTGATTGATAGATGGAGGTTCAATGAACTTAAAAATAATAAAGTAGCTCCTCCTGTATTTAGAGAATCAAGGTTTTATCATGAAGCTGATGCTCTTGCTCAAGGTAGGCAGAATGAGATAGTCATTACATCTACTACACAACTATTTGATTTTAATCAGGATTTTTACTTTACACCGCATCCAGGAAGCTTTCCAAATGCAACTGGACAATGTAAAAGAGGTCTTGGCCCAAATGGGGGTTCTGCAATATTAAAACTTGGATTTAGAATAAAAATTGATCATCCCACCAAAGGAGTGTCTGAAACCCCCATCTTGGGAAGTATCGTTATGATTGGTAGTAACGATGGTAATGCTGATGCAAGAGCTATATCATACAGAAATATTTAATATTTAAACAATGAAACGAATTGTAAAACTAAAAGTAAATAACTGGTCCAATATATCTTGAAATTCGTGTATACCCATAAAACCTAAATAATGGCAATTAAATCCCTGTTCCCTGAGGAGATGATGAAGTCTTCTGGAGGTGAGTTAAGTCTTGATTCAATCAAGGCTAAGTTAAATCATTTTGAACTTCAGGTTCATGAACTCCATTGGCAGACATTTGGTCTAGGAGAACATGAGGCTCTTGGAGATCTATACAACACTATTTTTTCTATGAAGGATGAAATTGTAGAGAAAATAATGGGGTATACAGGAACCCGAACCAAAGCTATGCCTGTAGATCCTATCAAGAACTACGCTCCAGGACTTCCTAATCAAGTGGTTGTTGAGCTTATTTCTTTTGCAAAACAGCTTGAAAACTTTGGTGCAAGCAGCAACATGCCAGACATTGAGAACCTTGCACAAGGTCTTTCTGGGGAAGCGGCAAAAATTAAATATAGACTAACTTTGTCATAATGTTGACCGAGCAGGAGTTTTTTGCACAGAGAGAAGAGCGTCTTAGGATTCTCAAAAACTGTGGCATATATGTCATACGCAATCTTGTAAATGATAATATTTATGTTGGTAGTAGTGTAAATATTAGAAGAAGATTTTCTCAGCATAAAAGCACACTTAGGCACAACACTCACAAAAACAAGCATTTACAAAATGCTTGGAATAAGTACGGAGAGGAGAACTTTGAGTTTGTTGTAATTGAGCACCACAGCTATCCAGAAAAGATTTTAGGAAGAGAGAATAAGTGTATACTCTTATATAATCCTGAGTACAACAACATTAAGGTCAATTCAGAAAGAAGATTTGTGCATTCTGAGGAAACAAAAAGAAAAATAGGATTAAAAAGTAAAGAAAAATTTATAAAAAATCCAGAACTGAAACAACAACTAATTGATCTTCACAAAGGAAAACCTGCTTGGAACAAGGGTAAGAGAGGTATTTATTCTAAAGAAACCTTAGAAAAGATGTCTCAGGCTAGAAAAAATAGAAGCAATGCAAATAAATAAGAAGTTTTTCCCAGAGGTGATGCAAGATAACGAACTAGCTTATTTTGCACACCTTGAGGGGATACTTAGTTCTGTTGATGAGCTCTCATCCTTGGAGATTACAAGGAACCCCCACTCCTACCATTTCAGGCTAGCTCCTAGTCTACCTAAATATACAGAGCTGCTTTTAGAGGAGATCCTGAAGTTCCATAACATGCTCCAAATCAGGCTGATACTATCCAAGAGCATCAAAACCTCAGCTGTAATCAACTTTGAAATAAATTTGGATAATTAGAATATTTTCCCTTATCTTTGTTATTAAAACCAAAAATTACAATAATGGCAAACAAAATCACTTACGATCCTAACAAGAAGTACACCTGGGGACCTGATGATAGTTTCATCCTCTCTGGGGCAGAATTTGGACTTGTACTTAACACCTTAAGAGCTGTCCTCAGCACAGAGGAAGCTGCTCGCATTCTGTTAGCTGCTAGAGCTAATGAAATTATTGAAGGTACGCTCGGTAGATCTGTAGAGGATGGTATTGCTAAAGAAGTTCCTGATACACAGGACGCAAATCTGTAAAAATGAAAATCAAAAAAGCAAGAAATGGAGAGGCAACACAACAGCCTCCCAAGAAAAAGAATCCATATCTGATTGATCAGTATGGAGATACCCTTCGTGTAGGTACTAAGAAGTATGCTGCTGAAGAGAAGCGTAGAAAAGACTATGGTGATTGGCTTATGAAAGAGTCACCAAAAGCTGCTCCTAAAAAGAAAATGAAAACTGGTGGTAAACTCACTACAGCTAAGGGTGGCAAGCAGATGCTCAAAAGAGCTGATGGTTCTGTTTCACAACGCGGACTTTGGGATAATATCAGGAGTGCAGCTAAGAAGAATAAAGCTGCTGGCAAGCCTAGTAAGAAGCCCACAGCTGCTATGCTTAAACAAGAGAAGAAGATTAAAGCTAAAGGTAAATAAAATGAAACATATTAAAAAAGCTCAAGCTGGTCTCAATGCTCCTAAGAAACGTGTAGGACCTGTTGATCCTAAAGGAGCATGGACAAAGGTGCAGAAAATGACCATTGCTGGTAAGAAAACTCCTGCTCCTAATCTTGTCAAAGACAAGGAGCTGGGTGCTACTAGCATGACTGCTAAGAAAGGTGCAAATGTAGCTAAAGGTGGTAAATGGATTCAGAAAGCCATTAAGAAGCCTGGAGCTCTGCGTCAGTCTCTTGGTGTTAAGAAAGGAGAAACCATCCCTGCTAGTAAGCTTGCAGCTGCTGCAAAGAAGCCTGGTAAAATGGGTCAGCGTGCAAGATTGGCTAAGACATTAGGTAAGATGCGTAAAAAATAATGCCCAGAATTAAAAAAGCTGGTCCTTGGAATCCCCAAAAGGCTTCTGCCTATGTAGGAAAAGGTGTTCTCAAATATGGGGACACCATTCCTGCTGTAAGGGGTCACATCACTCCTGTTCCTAATGGTCCTCTAATTAAGAAGAAAGGAGAGTTTAAAGGTTCTACACTTAAAAATGGTGGTAATATGACAAGAATTAAGAAAGCTGATAATGGCATTAAAAAACAAAGACTTAAAGAAGATAGCAGAGACTACATCACCAAGATTAAAACTGATGATGAAGGAAATATTGTTTCTCTGAAGTCTAGAAGAACTGTAAAAGGACTTCTCACAGGTGCTCCTCGTGCTAAAAAGATTATGAAGTCTGGTGGTAAGGTGGTAAAAAAATCTACCTCCAAAAGTAAAAAGAAATAGACATGGCTAGGATTCCTAAAGCTCAGAAAGGTTATTGCACCAAGGGTGGTAATTGTAGGCTTGTTGCTACTGGTAAATTTAAAAGTAACAAAGCTTCTACTGGAGGTGATCGTTTGACTAGATCAGAAAAAAAGGAGCTTGAAGAAAGAAACAAGATATACGACAGTCCTCATTATCTAATTCCTGAAGAAAGAAAAAGGTCTATTAATTATAGAAAGAATAGACAGGTTAGTGAGTCTGTTGAAACACGTCGTTCTACAGCAAGACGTGGTATCAAGATAGCTAAGAATGGTGGTAAAACACCAGCTTGGACACGCTCTGAAGGAAAAGATCCAAAAGGCGGTCTTAATAGGAAAGGAGTTGCTTCTTATAGAAGAGAGAATCCTGGATCTAAGTTAAAAATGGCAGTAACAACACCTCCTTCAAAGTTGAAAAAAGGATCTAAGGCTGCTAACAGAAGAAAAAGCTTTTGTGCAAGAATGTCAGGAGTAAAAGGTCCTATGAGAAAACCTAATGGTAAACCAACTAGAAAAGCATTAGCATTAAGAAAATGGAACTGTTAAGTAAGTGTTGCACAAAATGTAAAGTGGAAAAACCTTTAACCAAGGAGTATTTCCCTTTGCACAATAAGACTAAATCAGGATTTGATAGTTGGTGTAAAGAGTGCAGAGCTTCCTACAGAAGTGAAACTAGAAGAGGTCTTTACAGATCAATGATCTCTGATGAAGCCCTGAAGGATATAATTGAAACAGTTAAGGAATGTGTTATCTGTGGGTCTGTGGAAGATTTGGTTGTAGACCATTGCCATAAAACAAACATTATTAGAGGCATGTTATGTAACCATTGTAATAGAGGGCTTGGAAACTTTAAAGATGATCCTGAACTGTTAGAATTTGCTAGAATGTATTTGCTTGGATATAGTCAATCTTCTGAGGATATCAAGGAGTTTGATCAATATATAAACTGTTAACAATTTAAATATCTAAAAACAATGGCAAAAATTAAAAAAGCAATGGGTGGATATTCTACTCCCATGAAAGCTAAATCTGGTAAAAGTTTTCCTGATTTGAACAATGATAAAAAGATCACCAAAGCTGATGTTTTGATTGGTCGTGGTGTACTTAAAGCTGAGAAAGGAAGCAAGGTGGCTAAAGCTAAGAAAGCTGCTAATGGTGTGATGTCGTCTACCACTACACCTATGCAAAGAGCTGAAAGAGCTAGAGTGGCAATCGAAAGAGGTGATGCTCCTATGAGAAGAAAAGCTCGTGCAGCAGCATCCATGGCTAGTGCTCCTGTGATGAAGAAAGGAGGAAAGGCTACAAAGAAGCAAGCTGCTACAGCAATTGCTATGAAGAAAGCTGGTAAAGCTCCTAAGAAAATGATGGGTGGTGGTAAATGTAAATATGGTTGCTAATGAAAGCAGGTAAACCTAAAAAAGCACCGAAGGTACATAACCCTCGTCCTAATGCTAATTATATGAAAGAGGCTGACACAAAGCTCAGACTAAAGAGCAAGATGTGGCCTCTGAAACAAAAGAGGCTATCCAAATGATGGGAAAGAAGAGAATCATTAACTTCACTCCTACAGGAACTCAGCCTACAAGACAAAATTCAAATGCACCTCTTTCCCCATCTGAAATTGTGGAGGAGGTGCATTTTGCTTTTGAGCTAGGCATCACAGTGGTGCATTTGCACGCTAGAGATGAGAGTTTCCTGAATACATGGAGAGTGGATGTGTATAAAGACATTATTGATGGTGTTAGGAAGCACTGTCCAGGACTCCCTGTGTGTGTATCTCTAACAGGCAGACACTTCCCAGAGTTTGAGAAGCGTTCAGCTGTGCTAGAGCTTATGCCTGACATGGGATCTCTTACAATGAGTTCACTTAACTTTCCAAAAGCTGCTTCCATCAATGAGCCTGACATGATTATTCAGCTTATTGAGAGGATGGATAAATATGGTGTGGTGCCAGAAATAGAATGTTTTGACAGTGGAATGCTCAACTACACCAACTATCTAATCAAAAAGGGTATTCTCAAGGGTCCTCATTACATCAATGTTATCCTAGGGAACCTATATAATGGTCAATCTGACCTATCCACTGTAGCTAGCATCCTTGTTAACAAACCACAAGACAGTGTAATGTGCCTCGGTGGTATAGGTAAGGATCAGATGAAAGCAAATATGCTTGGTTTGCTATATGCAGATGGTGTAAGAATAGGATTAGAAGATAATTTATACTATAAAGATAAAGATCTAGCTACAAATGGTAAGCTCTTACAGCGTCTTAGAAGGATTATGTATGACTTAGATTTGGAGGTGATGAGTCCAAAAGAATTTGTATCTTTGGGATATGCTAACAAAATTAATCCTTCTAGGAAAAAGTGATGCAACCATCACTATGATAATTGATAACTTAGAGAGCTGTCAAGTTTTTCCAGTTATAGAGATTGTTAATAATCTAAATCTTCCAATAGAGCATACGTTTGATAATCCAAAGTTTAAATGGAAGATAGTGGATACAATTAAAGACAGGTCTGAATCATTTGCACTTGGTGTATCTAATACTTATACAAAACTAAGAGTGGTTGAAAGTTTTGACATTTCAGACTTACACTTTGTAAATATAATACATAAAACAGCTGTTATATCATCAACAGCACATGTAGGAAAAGGCGTTTTAATAAACAATTTAGCTACTGTAGGAGCACATGCTCATGTTGGAAACTTTGTAAATATAAGTAATAGAGCTACGGTGAACCATCATACAGTGCTTGAGGATTTTGTTAGCATCAATCCTGGAGCAGATGTTGCAGGACATGTTCATGTAGGAAGAGGAACATTAATAGGAATAGGAGCTACAATAAGTAATGGTGTAACTATTGGGAAGAATTCAATTATAGGAGCTGGATCTGTAGTGGTGAGAGATATTCCTGATAATGTAATAGCATACGGTAACCCTTGTAAACCAATGAGAGAAAATGGCTGAAGGTATATACAAAATAACAGAACAGTTTGAACAAGCTCTTTGTGATTACACAGGGGCTAAATATGCTGTATCTGTAGACAATCAGAGCAACGCTCTATTCTTAGCTCTTATGTATGAGAATGTCAAGGATTTAGAGATAGCTATTCCTTGTCGAACATATCCATCTGTTCCCTGTGAAATCATACATGCTGGTGCAAGGATAAAATGGCTTCCTGTAGAAGGGGGAACAATCAAAGGGGCTTATCAACTAGCCCCTACAAGAGTGTGGGACTCAGCTCTTAGATTTACAGCTAATATGTACATCCCTGGAACACATATGTGCGTTAGCTTCACTGGTCCTTATAAACATCTTAAACTATCTAAAGGAGGAGCCATCCTTACAGATGATGAGAAAGCCTACAGGTGGTTTAAGCGTGCTCGTTTCTCTGGAAGAAATGAATGTTCCTATCATGAGGATGAGTTTGACATGCTTGGCTGGAACTTTTACATGATGCCTGAAATTGCCACTAGAGGATTGCTTTTAATCAAGCAATTCTATAATATAGATGGCACACCTAAACACAACGAAGATTTAGAACTGCCCTATCCAAATCTTTCCAAGTTTAAAATATATGGAGGAGAAGAAGTTTAGATTAATTACGGCGATCGATAGGATTAACTATTTCTCGGACAACTTTATAGACTATTATAAAAAGTGGTTCCTGGTTGAAGAGTTCTATTTCATGGTGCATGAAAAAAACTACGATTCTATAAAGCGTTATTTATTTTCAAAAGGATTTGGAGAAAGCAACATTGAAAAGTACGATATAAAAAGCTTTGGAGAAGGGCATAATGTTAATAATCAAAATAGAATAAAGACCGACTTTCTAAATGAGGGATATATTGTAATATATGCAGACATGGATGAAAGAATATACCACCCAAGGTTAAGAGAGTATATTCAAGAATCTAATCTAGATTTTATAATTCCTCAGGGCATGCAAATTGTCCATGCAAAAGGGGAAGCCCCTCTTGACTTTGCAAGAAATATTATAGAACAGAGAAGCACATGTGTCCTAGATGTGTTCTGGTATTCCAAAATTTGCATTCTAAAGAAAGACTTTAAATGGGATCATGGAAGACACAATAAACCTTATGTCCACACTATAGATCCTAACATTCATCTAATAGATGTAGGAAAAGTGTGCAAGGATTTCATGATAGAGAACAATAAAATAAGCTCAGAGATATATCAAAAGGTGATGTGGAGGTATAAGGAAACTAACATCGCCAATCTTGAAAGAGAAGTTTATAATAAGATTATGGTCAAACCAATCTCTATTCCCAGTGATTTAAAAAATGCAAACCCTTTCTGATGTTGCACTTAGTAACTCCTCTATATCGGTTTCAAAATGTTGAGAAGATTTATGAGTCCATCACCAACTATCTAGATGTCAAATGGCACATGGGTAAAAGTGCTTCTAAACCATACACATTAACTTTTGAAGATGATAGAGTGAAGGTGTATGATGTAAACTGTTCAGATGGTGATCCTGTAGCAAAGAGAAACTTTGCACTATCCAAGGTAACAGAGGGCTATTTTCACCTATTAGATGATGACACACTCCTTCATCCAAACATGTATAAGCTCTACAAGCAAATGGAAGAGCTTGACTATAAAGGAATGGTGATTGGTAAACAGGTGGAAAAGAATAAAAAATTAAGACTCAAAGAGTTACCACATCCCATCTATTGTCATATAGATGCTGGTAATGTACTTTGTCATTATTCAGCAATAGATTACATTCTTACTACCAGAGATAAAAATATCCACCTTGCTCCAGATTACAATCTCTGGGAAAAAGCCTATTCTTTCTTTAAGGAGGCAAAGATGACAGAAGATGTTATATCCACTTACAATGCACTCAAATAGTCTTTGAGCATTACATTATAATCATGTTTCCAATTAGGTGATAACTGAATATCACCTGTGGGAATCTTTCCAAGCACTCTTTGGTTTTCAACATGTGCACTATGTCTTTGTATGACATTTGGTGAACCAGGCTTATCGTGTCCTTGACCAGACATATGATAGCCTCTCCCTCCCCACATATAGAACCAGCTAGCCTCTTCTTTAGGCATCTCAGCAAACACTCGTCCTCCATGTTTGTGTAAACGTTCAATGAACGTCATATCATATCCAGCATTCTCAATTGGATGACCACCAATTGCTTCCCAGGCAGACTTTCTAAATACAATACCAGAGTTACCTATCCAGGTAATATCTGTAATCTTAGGTTCATTATAGAACACGCCTGTCTTCCAGTGAAGAATATTTGCATCATCTGTAAAATGCTTAGCTACATTCTGTAGATGGTTAGGTAGAGCTACATCATCATCATCCCACTGGCAAATAATGTCCCCATTACACAGCTCTGTAGCAAAGTTTTCCTTTGCTCCAATAGTGCTGAATGTTTGGTTGACGTTATATATTTTCACCTGTGGGTGATCAAACTTGAGAGTCTGTAAGGGATAGTCATTGACTATGATGAGTTCACATTTATCAGCAGGGTAGTCTTGTTGGAGGAAGCTATGAAGCGATTCCTCCAACATATTAACCCTCCCATAAGTGATCATCTTACAGGATATGAAAGGCAGATTACCAGACATGGATAACATCAAATGGTGATACAAGCAGTACATCTAACTCGTCACTCAGAGGAATGACGTGAGCCTTGGACAATGATCCTGGATCTACCAGAATTACATCTCCTACAGAGATGTTTGTAACAAGATCTCCTACAGCATACACTGTAAGCTTAGACATCTTCTTCAGCATCTCTCTTTGGAGAGCCTCTTTGGTGTTTTCATCAACCACCAACTTACTTTCTTCTTTCTTGGGAAGCTCTACATAGATGCGATTTCCCAGCAGTTTCTTGAATTCCATTATTTTTCGATATTTAATAGGTTAAAAAATCTTTCTCCATCTTCCTTACTAAGAGAAATTTCAGATTGGAAGGTGTTCTTTTGACGTTTAACGCCTTTCACCTTATTAGTGCGAACATCAATGTCAGGGATTTCTTGTGCACGCTCATGCAGGTCATCTAGAAGTACCAACACTGTACCATCATCATTACTCAGGGAACGAATCACCTTGTTGATGTTAAAGCTGTCTCTTACATCAGCACCAGATTCACTTTTTCTAGTGTAGAAAAATTGGTTCATAAATTGTATTTGGTTTTAAATTGTTTACTTACCGTATTCATAATCAAGGATTTTGCCTACAAAATCACTTCTGTGATTCACCTTCAGCTTAATCCATTTGATCTCTTTAATCTTCTTAGAAAGCTCAATAATATAACTAAGTCCGTTAAACTCATCTTTGATATCCTTCTGTTCATTGTCTCCATTGATAATAATCTTTCCTGTTTTACCTAAACGTGTGATGAT